GATATTGAGGCTGCAGAAGAAATCGAAGATACTTCAATCATTATGCAAATCAATCAAATCAGATACTTTAACTACAAAATTGGAGATATTGACAAAGCTCAAGCTATCGGCGGAGTAATGGAAGCTCTTCAAGAAGAAACATCAGAAGGCTTGGCTAACGAAGTTGACACTTATGTTGCTAACCTTGCTAAAAAGGACGAAGCAGTTAAGCTTTACGCTACAGCTCCTAAAGTTGTGTCTGGAACAGCTGGGTCAGGCGAAGTAAATGTTTTAGACGCTTTAGACTTGGCAGCTCAAAGGCTTTATGAAAATGATGTTAAACAAAGCACAAAAATCGTTGCTACTGTGACTCCACGATTCTTTACTAAATTTAGAAAGGATTATGCAAGCAAAGACACAGACAATAGTGCTATCTTGAAAAATGGTAAAGTTGCTATGTACGGCAATCTTACTATCAAAATGTCTAACAATGTTGCTAAAGCTAGAACAACTACTGACGGCGACACAGACTTAATTCAAGTTAAAACACAAAGAGCTATTGCTTTTGCTAAACCATTAACACACACAGAAGCATATCGTCCAGAAAAGGGCTTTGCTGACGCAGTTAAAGGCTTTATCTTGTTTGACGCTAAAATCGTTAGACCTAAAGAAATGTTTATCTTAAATGTTAAACACTAATCAAATCTAAATTTATAAAGGAGAAACAATTATGGCTATTGTAAAAATTGTACCGGTTGAACTTGAAGAGTACAACAAAGCTTCAGCAGAAGTTGATTCAGCAACTTTAACTACAGCTATTGACGGAACTGACGGAGCTTACTACGAACACAAAGAAAGAGACGATAAATATTTAGTTATCGCTCAAAACACAGCTAATGCAGCTGGAACATTAACAATCAAGAAAGGTAATGGTATTCAAGGCGTGGTTGATAAAGCTATATCAATCGGAGCTGGCAAGACTATTTACTTCACTCTTGAAAGCGGTATGTTCAAAAATGTAAGTGGCGACAATAAAGGCAGAGTTATCTTTGCCGGTGCTGCAACTATTAAATTAGCAGTTGTTAAGTTGCCTTAATTAAATTAAATAAAAAAAGCGAAAGCGGTTATGAGACGCTTCGCTTTTATGGATTCGTGAAATAAGAGAGAAAGAGTGCGAAAGCTGTTCCCGGTGCAAGTCCGGCACAATCCACCATTAAAATTATAAACAAAAAGGAGAAACTATGAAGCTTGGAGAAGTAAAAATTGAAGCATTAAAGATTATGTTTGCTGACTATACAGACGATATAGCTATAGACAATCTAGGAGACCTTAAGACCGACGAGAACTATGGCAGATATGTCAACTCAATGCCGGGAGCGATTAACCGCTGCTTTTCTAGGCTTGAAGATAGTAATGCTGTTCCGGTCAAGAAGTTTGTACTTACTGAAGATTTAGGAACAATCTCAAACAATAGAATCAGATTTGACTTATCTGCGATTATATCGGATTTTGGTAATGTTGACAGAATAGTTTACGAAACCGCCACCGAGTATGAAGGAAACTGCGAATATATTATGGAGACAAATTCAATTATTGTTCTTCCATATAGAGGCGGCGACTACACAATAATCTATTCTCCAACACTTGCAAGAATAACAGCTGGAACTGCTGAAGACACAGAGCTTGAGCTTCCAGACAAAATAGCTAGCATAATTCCTTACTTTATCAAGGGAGACTTGTTCAGAGAAGACGAGCCAGCCGAAGCGTCAGAAGCTAGAAACTTGTTTGAGCTTTCTTTAGAAGCTGCAAATACAGAAATAAAAAGACGACAAACAAGCGTGAGAGCTGTGTTCTCTCAAACGGAGGCGTAAATGAGTGTGAGAATGTCTACAAATATTGCTCTTAAAGAGCGATTAAGCGTACAACTAAATGATTTCAAGGGCGTTGACTTCTCAAGCTCTCCGTTAAGAGTGCAAACAAACAGAGCTACAGATATGAAAAACTTCATAAACGAATATGGAGTCAATCGCAAAAGGAACGGCTGGAACGAGCTTATCAGAATTAAAAACTCAAGCGGAATAGACTTGAGAATAAATGGCATTTTCAACTATCAAAACGGACAATATAAGAAAACAATCGTCCACGCCGGAAACAGATTCTTTACTTTAGACTATGATTCAGTCAATCAAAAATATGTGACAACAGATATAACAAATTCGTCAACCTATACAGACGCAAGGGTTATAGCTGCAAACATAAAAGACCAGCGTAGTCAATGTTTTATTTCAAAAGGAAGGCTGTACATAATCGGCTGTGGCGATTTTTTAGTTTATGGTAGCTGGAACGACGGAAGCAGTTATGAATTGAGAAGAGTTTATAACAATTCGGACACCTATATTCCAACAACAACTATATCTATTGACGACGATTCAGTCACAGACGACACAAGCAGAGCAACGCTTGACAATATAAACCTTCTAACAAACAAGCGAATTAACCAACTTTTAGGAGTTGACGCAACAAATAAAACCTACACTCTGGATTCTGGAGAGATAGACGAAAATTCCGCCGTCTCTGTAAAGATTGAGACCTACGACGGAAGCAATCCTATCACAAAAGAAGCCTCCAACTCTGGAGACGACAAAACAAGGCTTTTAACTTCAGACGGAACAAGCGTAGGAACAATAAACTTTGCAACCGGTCAAATAACTTTCTCAATCAATACAAAGCCGCAAATAGCGGATAGAGATAACATCTTTGTCACTTTCTGTCACACGACAGAAGGATATTCAGATAGAATCTCAAAATGCGACTTTGGAATCTTATTTGGAACAAACGGAAGCTCCAACAGATTATTTGTTAGCGGAAACGAAGAATTTTGCAATTATGACTTCTATTCAGAGGTTGACGACTTCACTTACTTTAGCGATATAAACTACGCTATGCTAGGTAGTACAGCTTATCCGATTAAATCTTACTCAAGATTATCAGATAGTACACTTGCAATCTTCAAAGAAGATAATGCTCAAGAAGCTACGGTCTACTTTAGAACGGGTACAGATAGCGACTTTTACGACGCAAACGGCAACCTTGTTCAAACAACTACGGTCTTCCCGACAACTGCTGGAAGTATAGGCGAAGGCGTTAAGAGCAGATTTGCAAACGCTAACCTTTCTGGAGATGTGTTGATGTTGTCTCCTAATGGAGTATTTGGAATTGTTCTAGGCGAAAATGTCTCAACAACAGAAAGATACGCAAGAGAACGAAGCAGATACATCAATGAAAGATTAAAGCAACACACAGACTTATCAGAGGCTGTAGGAATAGCTTATAAAAACAGATATTATTTGTCCGTTGAAGGAGTTTGTTATGTTGCAGACTCAAGATTCACTTCTCAAGCTGAAGGAGATATGGGAGATACCTTCAATTATGAGTGGTGGTATTGGACGAATATTCCGGCTAGAATCTGGGCTGTACTAGACGAGAAGCTTTGCTTTGGAACAGCAACCGGTCAAATTTGTATGTTTGACGAAGAGTTTTGCGATAGAAGTTATTATAACACTTCAGCCGGTCAAATCTCTTTAAGTATTGCAAACGGCGGATTCACTTATGGAAATTTAGGTGTTGAGCTTGCAGAAAACGACAGAATCAAATTTTCAACAAGCGGCTTATACGAGCTTGTGCTAAACAATCTTGACTCTGTTGCTGGAATCCCTTATATGAGAGGCGTTTCAGACGACAGCATAACTCTTGACGCTAACGATATTGGACTTTTCTATAATGGTATGGAAGTCTATGCTGACAATGTTGGAAGCTCTGGATTAAGAGCAAATGTTAAATATCTAATTACAGATATGGACTACGAAAATTGCTCTTTCAAGCTTAAGACAGAAGCTGGCAGTTATGCAACAATATCAACAACCGGATTTAGACTATCAAGGTCAATCTCTGGCAAAGAGCTATTCATAGCGGAGTTGTCAACCTCAATTTTTAAGGTTAAACACTCAACAACAAGCAATCCGGCATATTTAATCAGATACAACAATTCCACGCCTTCTAGCGTGCTTGCAAGCATTATTTTGAGGCGTAATGTGGTGGCGGAGTGGTATTCTCCCGTATTTGATTTCGGAACTAATCAATATAGCAAGACTTTATTGTCTTTAACAATATCAACAGACCCTTCAACCAACGGCTCTTTAGAGTTTGGCTATGAAACAAAGAATTTAGACAGACTACATCAAGCTAGAGGTATGAGGACTTTCAGTTTTGAAGATTTAGACTTTAACAACTTCTCTTTTGAGTCAGCTTTTGCTAACAGCTACACAAAGAAAATTTTAGTTAGAAACTTTAACTATATTATGTTTAAGTTTAAGTCAGAGAACGATACAAACTGCATTGTAAACAACTTCACGATAGTTTACAAAATCAACAAATTAAATAAAGGAGTAAAATAATGGCTATAAATAAAATTTCAGAAGATACAATCAATGCTATTTTAAGAAAAACCGCCTTCAGATTGCCGGATAATCCTTCCGAACAAGGTATGAAGGCAGCAGACATTAAAAAAGCTTTCTATCAATTTATAGACGACGCAACCGCTTCTTTATGTTCTGAAGTAAATAGAATTGTTGCTGAAGCAAACGACGCTATTGACAACAAAGATGTGACCGTAGACACACACACTCACGCCAAAGACAATCCACACGAAGTCACAAAAGCTCAAGTTGGGCTTGGCAACGCAGACAATACTTCGGATATGGATAAGCCTATATCAACCGCTCAACAAGCAGCTATTGATTTAGTGCAAGCTTCCGTAAACGAGCATAAAGAAAACTTGGAAAATCCTCACAGCGTCACTAAAGAGCAGTTAGGACTTGGAAATGTGGATAACACAGCAGACGCAGACAAGCCTATTTCAACAGCTCAACAAGCAGCTTTTGACTTAAAACTCAATAAAGAAGATGTTGCTAACGATTTAACAACGGACGACGAAACTAAAGCTTTATCTGCTAAACAAGGTAAGATTTTGAACGAAAATATCCCTACAATTTATGGATATTCAATAGAGACTACTTATGTTGCGGCAGACGGAACTTTAACAATTATCTTAAAAGATAAAAACTCAAATGTATTGAGTACATCTACCGTAGATTTGCCGCTAGAGTTATTATTAGCTTCAAGCGGAAGCTACTATAGGTCTGGAGTGCTTTACTTAAAGCTTGCAAACGGAAGCTTTATAAGCGTTGATGTTTCAGACTTGGTTATTGCACACTCTGCAGATAACACCACTATTGAAATGTCAGAAGACGGAACTTTCTCAATAAGTGCCGATTATAAAGCTAAAATCAACGACGCTTACAACGCAAAACACTCACACAACAACTTTTCTTTGTTGGAGACCTACACAGAAACAAACGACAACTTAAAAGACGCTGTAAACAAGAAGCACGAACACAGCAACAAAAGTATTTTAGACGCAACAACAGCTTCATTTACAACAGCTGAAAAAGAAGCTATTGCAAATGTTAAAAAGCAATCAGCAACAATCACTATATCTATTGACGATTGGGCTGGTGGAACAAGCTGCACAAAAACAATTCCTATTGTGTCAGAGACAAACGATATTTTCTATACTCCAGACGAGTCAAGCTATTCAGCCTTCACAAATGCTGAAATCAGAGCAACAAGTCAAGGAAGCGGAACATTAACTTTCAAATGTTCAACAATGCCTCAAGAAAGTATCACTCTTCACATCACGGCGTTAGGAGGTTAGTATGATACACCACCCTTTGCTTATTAAAAAGACAGCTAAATTTCAAACAAAAGAAATAAATCCAGCAACAACAGAGCAAACCTACACTCCAGATTCTGGATATGACGGCTTTAGCTCTGTTAAGGTGGCGGCTGTCGATTCGTCAATAGACGCAAATATTCAAGCAGCTTACATCAAGAAAGGAATTTCAATTCTTGGTGTGGCTGGAACTTTTGAAGGCTCTGCTTCAGACCAGCCTTCAGTAGGAAAATCTTCAATTATAGTTAGTGCAACCACTCCGGGCGGCAAGGCAGCTAGAGCAGCAGAAGTGACTATCACAAAAAAAGACGATACTTCGGTTGTTTATACCGGAACTACTGACGCAAACGGAAGATTTTATTTAGAAGTTTATCCGGGAACTTACACAATAGCTGTAAACAATAGAGAGGATTATATAACTCCAGACGCTAAAGAGGTTGAAGCTTCTATAAACGAAGCAAATTATGTCTATATGGCTTATACAACAACTTCTGTCACTTACGGAATAAAGATTGACCTTGCAAACAGCAATCCAGAGACAAGCGTCACTTACACAGACGACGCAGTTGACTCTGAAAAATCTTATATGGACTTCACAAACGACACTTTTGTTTGGGGAAGCTGGAGAGACAGATTCCCGTTCAATATGGTTAAGCCTTGCTTATTCAAAAACGGAGCAGTTGTTAAATATCTAAATCCGGACGACTATACAAAAGATGTTGACGGAAATGATGTTGTTATAACCGGAGCTGACGGAGATGTTATGATTGAGATTCCTAAAGTCTATTACAGACTGCACAAGGACGAAAACTATCAATACATACAAATCTCTGACACAGCTCAAGAAGGCTTCTGTTGTTTAGCTCACACTCGAAAAGGTGTTGAAAAAGACAAAGTTTATATTGGAGCTTATCAATCTTACTACGACGGAACTTCTGCTCGTTCTGTTAGTGGAGTTAGTGCAACCGGAAGCGTTTCGCTTAATACTTGGAGAACTTACAGCAGAAACAATGGAGAAGGCTATGAGAATTTCTATTGGGATTTACTTGTACTGCTTCAATGCCTATATGCAATTCAATTCAAAAATCTTGATTCTCAAACAGCTCTAGGTTATGGTTTTTGTAATGGAAGCGGATATTCAACCGGTGGCGGCTTAAATCAAAAAGGCTTGTACTATGGAACATCTGCTCACGGACAAATGAAGTTTATGGGAATTGAAGACTTCTACGGAAGCCGATTAACTTGGATAGACGGAGCGTATATCAATTCTAGCAGAAACTTAACAACTATAGATTCAACAGACGCAAGCGTTGACTACAACGGAAGCGGAACGGGATACACAGATAGAGGCTATACTTTAGCAAGCACCTCTTCCGGATATACTAAAAAGATTATGGGAGAAAATGCTAGCGGCTTTGTTCCTAACGACAATAGCGGCTCTGCAACAACTTATTGGTGCGACAGAGGGCGTGTCAGCGGGTCGGGCTATGTGCCGTACTTCGGCGGTTATTATGGTACTACTACCATTGCCGGTGCTTTCTATTTGAATTTCTACTATTCCGCTGCTAGTGCGAATTCGTATTATGGCGGTCGTCTTGCCTTCTGTGGCTAACTATTCAAGCTATTAAGTGTTTAGCTAAACATTTAAGTAATAACAATTTAATAATTATGGGCGACACACAGTAGAGACGGGCGTGTCAACGGGTCGGGCTATGTGCCGTACTTCGGCGGTAATTATAGTAATACTACCAATGCCGGTGCTTTCTATTTGAATTTCAACAATTCCGCTACTAATACGAATTCGAATTATGGCGGTCGTCTTGCCTTAAGTGTGTATAAAAAAATTAAGCGTAGTGCTGTCGCCCTGCCTCTTGGCAAAATATAAGTAATCTAAAATCGTACGAGTAGCGAAAGTGAAAGTTTGAGAATTTACACACAGAACAAAGGAGCATAAATTTGAGAAGAATCGGAAATCTTTTTGAAAAAATAACTTCTATGGAAACCCTTCAGCTAGCCTACAAGATGTCTAGAAAAGGCAAAACAAAGAAGGCTCTAGTAAAAATGGTTGACGCAAATCCAGAAAAATACTTGTCAGCTATCAGAGAAAGTTTAATAAACAAAACTTACAAAACTTCTAAATATAGAAAGTTTATGTTGAGAGAGCGTGGCAAGAACAGAGAAGTTGTGGACTTGCCTTATTATCCGGATAGGATTGTTCATTGGGCTGTTATGTTGCATATTGAGCCGATATTCTTAAGGCACTTTATTCACGACACTTATGCAGCAATACCCGGAAAAGGCTCGCACAAAGCTCTGAAGAAGCTTCACAAGTTTATGAAAACAGATAAAGAAGGTACTAAATATTGCCTTAAGCTTGATGTTAAAAAGTATTTTAACAACATTGACAAAGAAAATCTTAAACAGATGTTGAGGAGATATATAAAATGCAGCGACACTCTCTGGCTGCTGGACGAAATTATCGACTCCTACCCGCAAGGGATTCCTATCGGAAACTATACTTCACAATACTTCGGAAACTTCTATCTTTCAGAGTTCGACCATTGGATTAAGGAAGTGAAGCATATCAAGTATTATTTGAGGTATATGGACGATTTGATTATTCTGGCGTCCACAAAAGAAGAGCTTCATAAGTTGAGGTTAGATATTGCAGAATATCTTTCAAAGCTTGGTTTAGAGCTTAAGAAAAATTATCAAGTCTTCCCTACAGCTATTAGAGGAGTTGATTATGTTGGCTACAGAAGTTTTTACGGATATACGCTTTTGAGAAAGGCTACAAAAAAGCGTATGAAGAAAAGCACAAGAGCTATTCAGCGAAGGGTTGACGAAAAACAAGAACTCACTAGCAAAAATCTTGGAGCTTACGCTTCTTATAATGGAATATTGCAACATTGTTCAAGCTTCCGGTTGAGAGAAAATAGCCTATCAAAAGTCGAGAAATATGTAAAAAAGGAGATTAGCAAATGTCGGATTACAAAGAAGTCTTCGGAAGTCAAACAGATAAGCCAGAAGAAATAGAGATAAATGTTGACACGGTCTACCTTCGCAAGAACATTGAAAGAGTTGTTCTCACAGAGGAAGACGGAACGATTGTGACTCTATGGAAATATCTGGAAAAGACTATGACTATGAGAGAATATGCTCAAATGAAGACAAAAGAGAGTGCAAATAATGCTACGAATTAAAGAAGATGTTCAAGACTTGCAGTTTGCCGAAGACGCAAGCTTGACTTATATCACAATCGGAGAAGAAGTCAACAAAATCGGCGAAAAGGCGTTTTACAAATGTCCTAACTTGATAGCTATCAAAATTGAAGAATCAGACAAGCCTATCAGAATCTGTTTAGACTTTGTTAAAGGTTGTAAAAACTTGGTAGATGTCACTATTAAAAGAAATGTCGAATTTTACAAAAAAATCAAATATAGAGGAGTAAAACTATGAAAAAAACAATCTTTTTATGCCTATTGATTATGTTTGGAGGATTTATGTTTGCGGTTAGTCCGTTAGCAACTCCAACACAAAGTGTCGCTGCTGTCTCTGCAGCAGAAGTGTCTACAACAACTCCAGAGCTTAACGAGGAGTCGGAAGAATCTAACTTCTTCAGAGAAAAGGTTATGCCTTACATAACGGCAAATGTTTCTTCTATTATCTCTGCTGTGATAATTATGCTTACAACTTTAGGAAAGATTAAAGCAGCCACAACAGAGCTAAAAGCTTCCACTAGCGAAAATGCTAGTCTTAAGAGAAAAAATAAGCAGCTAGAAGAAAGAATTGCGAAGCTAGAAGAAAAAGTCGAAAACATTGACAAAAACACTACAGACACAAAAGAAATGGTAAAAATCGGATTCTGCAACACAGCAGAGCTTGTTCAAAACGGCTACGCTGAAGAGATTGCAAAGGTAGGCGAAAATGAAGAAGAAACTGAATCTTAAGCTAAAGCTTATATTCCTACAGATTGGAAGCTTTATTGTTTCTGCAGCTCCTCTATTGATTTATATAATCATAAATTGGGATAATTATGTAAAAACACCGGGCGACACCATAAAAATTAGTGTAGGATTAGTTATAGCAGCATTTTTATTGTTGCTCAAGGTTATCGGTAAGCTTAAAATGCCGAAAAGAATTATTACATACGCCGTTTTGTGCGGCTTATCATACTTCTTATATCCGCTTATTCAAGATATAGTTTGGCTATCAGCTCTATGCTTGGTAGGCGAAGCTTTGGATTTATTGATATTCCAACGCCCTATAAGAATAATCAAAGAGAAAATTTTAATCGAAAAGACGGCGGACGCAACTTCTGACAAAGTGGAAGCTAAAATGAAGACTCTTTTCGACGAATATATGGGAGGTAGGTCATAATGGAAGAGAAAGACAACAAAGTCAAAAGATTTGTTAAAAACAACTTCTTATACTTTATTATCGCCTTCGCTTGTATAGCTTATGTTGCTTATGGTTTAGTCAAAATCGAAACTTCTGGAAAAACAATTCTGGAAATTATCGGTCAAGGTATAATCATTTTCTTGGTGGGCTACACAATTTCTTACTTATTTTCGCTTCAAGGCTTATTGTCTGGAGACAAAAAAGACGAAGTGATTAAAACTAACAAGCTTCACTCCAAATGTGTTGCAGACATTGACCCTAAAATCAATGAAATGGACGATTGGTGCGAAGAAGAAAACACTAAAACTTATGTAAAGATTAGAAAGCAGATTCTTAACAAAGAAGGCTTAAGATATTCAGACTGCTTCGATTCAGAGGGAACAGCTTTAGATATTGACTTCCCTCTTAAAGAAATGGAGTTTGAAGTTAAAACTAAAGAAGGCGACAAGGAGATTGTTGAGACTTACACAGCTGAAGAAATGAAGTCTTTATATCCTACCAGATATAAAATTGAAAAGAAAAAAATAAAGCTTTACAACAAACGCCAAAACGCCAAACGAAAAGCTTTTCAAAAAGCTATGAGAGTTAAAATAACTTTACTTTCGACAGACGCAATAACCGCCACCACGATTAAAAATGACGACCCTCACAATCTTGGTACAGACAGAAGAACATATCAAAAGAGAGAGGCTCGTTCAGATTTAATCTCAAGAGCTATTATGGGAATTGTTTTTGCCTACTTCTCATTTAGCTTCGTGTTTGGTTGGGCTTATATTATATCTTCGCTTGTACAGATAGCTATTTTCTTATTATTCGGCGGCATTAAGTGGGTACAATCTTATTATTTTGTCACAGAAGACTTAAGAAAAAGAACTGTTAGGCAAATAAACTATCTTCAACGCTTCAAATGTGACAAAGGCATAGCAACAAAAGAAGAAGTGGAAGAGGAAAATAAACAATTAAAAGGAGACAAACAAGATGTCAATTTGGAGCAAATTAAAGAACAAAATTAAATCCGTTGTAAACAATGTGTCAAGTGCTGTAAAAAACACAACTAGCAATATTCAAAATTGGTTTAATACGGCTAAAAAGAACAGCGGAACAACAACCGCACAATCAGACGCAACTACTGCAGCAACAACAACAGATTTAGCAAATCAAACAACCACTCCGACAAAGACTACGCCAACAGCAGAAAAAACAACTACTCCGGTAGAAAATAAAAAACAAGCTACTATAGCTGTTCAGCCAGCTGTTGCTCCAGCCGTGCAAAAGAAAGAAGTTGCTCCAGCTGTAGAGCCTCAAGTCGCTCCAGCTGTACAGCCAACGCCGGCAGTTGTAGCTCCAGAAGCTAACACTTCACAAACAACAACTCCAGAAGCACCAGCTCCTAAAAATGAGCCTACGCCAGAAGTTGCAACTCCAACAGAGTCAACTATGAGTCAAGTAAACAATCCGGAGCAGTCAACTGAAGCTCCAGCTGCAAATGACGATAAGTTTTTAGCGTGGTACAAGAGTCAATTTGGAGAAGATTATAACGGAAACTTCTCAAAGAAAGAAGGTATGTCAGACCAAGACTACGAAACCGGAAACAATCTTTATCAAGCTTATTTGCAAAAGCAAAATTTAGAGAATCAATTCAACTCTGCAAATGAAGCTTTAGACGAATCGAAGGCTCAACAAAGACAAGAGGCTAGTATTTTGAGAGATAAAATGGCAAAATACTTGCAACAACAAAACAAAAACAACGGATTAGACAATTTAGGTGTGTCTGAATCTGTTGGACTTCAAGCAGACTCTCACTATATGAACAATTTAGGTCAAATTGAGTCAGATATAAACACAAAGAAAACAGACTTAATGAATCAGTATATGACAAATAAAACAAATGTCGAATCTGAAGCTGCTGCAAATGAGCAAAATATCCTCAACAAATATCAACAATATGCTCGTGAAGACGAACAAAAAGAGTATGATAGACAACAAGACGCTTATAACAAGCAAAAATACGAAGAGGAACAAGCGTACAAGAGAGAGCAAGACGAATATCAAAAGCAACAAGACGCTTACGAAAAACAAAAGTACGAAGAAGAGCTTGCTTATCAAAAACAACAAGACGAGTACAACAAAAACAAAGCAATTCAAGACGCAGCTTACAACGAATTTATGTCTGTTGTTGAGAGTGGTGCTTTTAATACAGCTGCAGAACTTGAGGAATTTTATAACACCTATAAAGATAACTTAAGTCCAGAGCAACAAGCAATCGCTGAACAACAAATCAAATTCTATAAAAACAATCCAGACCAACAAGAAATCGACAACGAGACTAAAGAACAACAAAAGAAAGAAGACTCTGCAGAGATTTTGTCTGGTAAAAAATACTTGAACTACAACGGACAAGACTATCAAATCAATTCCGGAGCTTTAGCTCAAAACTCTTCCGAATTAGAATTGTTGTATGCCGTCTCAAATGCTCTATTAGGAACAAACAATCCGTATGGAGAAAGTATTGAGGACGGAAAAAGCTTCTCCTATGGGGAACTCTACAAAGCTTATTTTATAAGCCAAATAGGCGAAGACAAGTATTATAACGGGGTTGGAAGATTATTCTATCAACCTATGGTTGAATCCCTAGAAAAAGAAGGAAAACAGCTAACATATTATGACGGAAATTGGTACACATCAACAAAACGATAATTTAGGAGGACTTAATGTCGTACACAGAAACAATGAACGCTACAGAAATGCGTAGACAAAGAGCAACACAGCTTAAAAATGCAAGAAATTATCGCTATGCCGTAAACGAATATAATCGACAATTAGAAGCTCAACGCAAGGCAGCTGAAGAAGCTGCCACTATTGCGAAGCTTAAAGAAGAGCAAGAACGAAAAGAAAGAGAAAATGCGAACTTTTTTGTTCGTGCTTTTTCTACTATTGGCGATTTAGTCTCTAATGTTGTGACGGGAGCGTTAAAAGGGCTTGAAGGTATCTATGATTTGGGTGCTGGCTTGGTTGGTGCTGTTGGCGGGATTTTCAGTAAAGACTTTCAAAAAGATGTGCAAGACCATATTGCCTATGACTTCGTAGGAACTCATATAGGCGACCCTCTACAAGACTTAACAAAATATTCATACACTAATGACGGCTGGTTTGGTCAAACTCTGGAAAGCGTTGCAAGCGGTGTCGGTCAAATGTTGCCGGCTGTTGCGGTCAACTTAATTCCGGGAGTAGGTCAAGGCGTTAGTATGGCTATGTTTGCCGGTATGGCTGCCGGTAATGCAACAGAAGAAGCTTACAATGACGGAGCTTCTTATTATGGAGGCTTGGGCTATGGTATAGCTAGCGGAGCTGTGGAAGTTGCTACAGAAAAAATGTTCGGAGGAGCGACTAAAAATATCTTTGGTAAAGGTTATTTAGACGATATTGCTAAAAATACAGCAAAGAAAGGATTTGCGAGAATCGCTAGAAATGCTGTTGAAGAAGGTATCGAAGAAGCTGCTTCAGAATTCGTAAATCCTCTTTTGCAAAACATCTATAAGGATAAAGGATTTTTTGACGACTTCTTAACAAAAGAACACTTAAAAAATATCGGAACTTCAGCTTTGGTCGGTGCTGGTACATCTGTTGTTTATGGCGAAACAGCTGGAAGAATTGGAAGAAGAGCTGCAAACATAAGCGAGAGCGTGCAAGACCTTGAAGGCTTGGCTAAAAAAGAAGAGAACTTGTGGGCTAACGATAAACTTGACGACACAAATGTCGGAAAGATAACAATAGCTAGACAAAATCTTTATGAGAACATCAGTAAAGAATTAAGGACTGCAAACGAAAAGAGCAGAACAAAATTATTGAATCAGCTTGAAAATTATGGCTACAAGGGCTTATTTAATGCAGACGGCACGATTGTTGAACAAAATCTCAACACAGAGCAAAACGGCTCTAAAAATGCGGTTGCAAGTTATAATAAAGCGGCTTACACTCCTAGCCTTCAAGGCAAGGAAAAATCTTTGCTTTACGCTCCAACAACCAAAGCTTTAACAGAGGCTCATATTGAAGCGAAGAAGATATTTAACTCGCTCAACAAAGGCAATATTCGTTCTAACTTTGTTATAACAGACAGCTCTTTAGGAAAAGACTCTAACGGCGTAGAAATCAAAAGTGCATACGCAGACGGAACTCTTTACATAAATTACAACGCAAATGCTTCTCAAGCTCTGGTAGAATATGAAATGACTCACTCTCTGGAAGGCACAAAAGCTTACAACAAATATGCTTCTTATGTGCTAAAAGAAATTGCAAACAATGAAACTCTTAAAAAAGCTTATGGAGATATTAACGAGCTTTACGATAGCACAATAAACAAATACACAGAAAAGCTTGTTAAAGACGCAGTTAAACAAGGCGAGCAAAAACTTTCTGACGAAATTGTTGGAAGAATTAAAGATATTGCTCAATACAACACTTTAACAGAAGTTGTTGCAAGATTCACAAGCGAAAACTTGTTTACAAACACAGAGCAAATCACAAAACTT